ATGTTAAATCAAATTAAAGATAAAGTGCTTATATTATTAGACCAAACTAAAGTTTGGGTAACAAATCGCTTAGAAGAACGTACCACTTGGGATGGCGTTGTCTTAGTTGGTATTGGAGTTTTGGTACTAATTGCTAAACCATTAGCAGGACTTGCCGCTTATGCTGTGATTTGTTGGGGTATCTGGACTATAGTTACTGCCGAATAATAGCATAAACTATATAATTATTGGTTCCGATAAATACATTAATGTTGGACCATAAAGAAGTATATTTTAGATTCCAGATTCATTGTAAAGGAAATATCGGTGAATCGTATCGTATTTGGTTAGACGATAATGAATTGTTAACGGAAAGAACATGGAGATGGCCTATTAATCGTAATTATATACAAGAACATCTTCCATTACGACTTGCTGTTGGAAAACATAAAATCCACATTGAAAGTTGTAATAAAAAGGTAGCTACATTTAACTTCTCAGATTTTGAAGCTAAAATTGGTAAAGTTAAAGCTAAACAAGAAAGTTCAGAAATCTTTAGAATTAAGGTAAGTTAATATGAAAATAAAAGAAATTGTTGATTGTAAAATCAAAGAAGGAGATTATTTCTCGCATGATGACCCAGAATATAATGATTGGCACAAATTTGCAAGATTACAGGATTTATACGATTTCGTAGATGATGGTGACAATTATGATAAAGAAGAAGTTGAAGCTGAAATAAAGTGGCTAAGAAAAGAATTAGACATGCATGCATCAGAACGAAGAGGTGTTAGTGCCGATACTTATAAAAAGGGATGGACACCGCACGGGCATAATGTTCGAGTAGAAAACATCAATGAAGAACTACCACCACATCTTGCAAAATATTTTAATAAAGACGAAGAATGTGGCGAAGGCGAGTACTACTGTAGGAAATCTGGTATGTGTAAGCCAATTCCAGATGATTATACAGTAACAAACGACGGCACTCTAATTAAAGATGTTACTCCTAAAGGATATGGTATTGATGAAGAATTCCAACCAGGATTTAAAGTTGGAGATAAAGTAAAAAAATCTGGATTTCCTGGTGTAATTACAAAAGTTCATTCTGATGTAAGAAAAGGCATGGTTGATGTAAAACTTAAACGTGGTACTGTAACAGTAGATGTTAAAAGTGTAACAAAAGAAGATGTTAATGTTGTTAATGAGTTGGCAGGGTTTCTTGCTAGTGGAACTTACATATTTGCTATTAATGGCATAATTAAAGCCAAAGGTCGTCTAGACCAAGTGAAAAAAGCAAAAGATATTGAAGTTAAAAATACCTCCAAAGCAAAACAAAAAGAAATACATGATGCACCAGGTGGTACTCACTCATATACTATCGGACTACTTTCCAACAAAAAAGCCAGTGCAACACAGGATAGGGCAACACGCAGTGAAACAATGCTAGTAGATTCACCAGACGACGTTAAAATTGGTGACAAGTTTGACACGACTAAAGATTACAGAACCAAGGACTCGCTACCAGAAGTCGCTACTGCCGGTTCAACAAGTGCAGGTAATATTGCCGCAGTGAATAATCCTCATGTAACTAATCCTTATCTTAAAAAAGGTAAGAAGAAACACTCTAAACCAGTTTCCGTAAGTGCATTAGATGATAAAACCTCAAGCATCTTTGGCGGGCCGCTAAAACGTCCTTAATTACCAATGCGTGAAAAAATAAAACTTGTCTCTTCTGCCAATACCGGACATTACTACACAACAACAAAAAATAAACGTGCTACGCCGGATAAACTAGAAATGAAAAAATTTGATCCTGTTATTCAAAAACACGTTATATATAAAGAAGCAAAAATAAAATAGTGCTGTTTGGCAAAAGATGCTAGACCTTTCAAAAGTTACACATCTACATATTGAGTTAAGTACTCATTGTAATGCTAGATGTCCTCAATGCCCTAGAAATTTTAATGGTTGGAATCACCCAATCATGCCCGCTAATAATCCAAAACATTTTGACCTAACAAAATTAGCCGCTCTAGCCAAACAATTTAAAAACTGTGAAATACTTTTTAATGGTAACCATGGCGATCCAATGATGCACCCCGATGTTGTTGAGTGTGCTAGTTTATTTGATAATGTAAGTATTGGTACAAATGGAAGTATTGGTACATTAAATTCTTATATGCAACTTGCCCAACAAGGTGTAGAAATGATATTCAGTATTGACGGATTAGCAGATACTAATCATATCTATAGACAAGATGTAATCTGGAGAAACATAATGTCCAGGGCAAAAATGTTTATTGTTAGTGGCGGCTATGCTACCTGGAAGTTTATTATATTTAAACATAATGCACATCAAATTTTAGAGGTTCGAAAATTAGCAGACAAAATGGGGTTTCGAAGATTTGAACTTGTTAGTGCTGGACGTGATTATGGACCAATTATGAATGATAAGGGGGAAATTATTAATTGGTTACTATCAGCCAATGATAACCGTGAAGCTGGAGAATATGATATTGATTTTAATCTTAAAATCCAAACCGACCCTGTAGAGCGGAAACCAAAACCAAATTTTAGTGATCGTACTATAACTTGTGAAACACTTAAAAATAAAAGTATCTATTTTAATGTTGATGGAGAAGTATTACCTTGTTGTTATCATGGTGTGCATCAACATATACATCCTATAGGAACCACTTTACAAGAACAAATGAATAGTTTTAAATTCTTAGAAAATGGTTGGGAAACACCCAAATGTGACGAAACCTGTTACGAGTCTTGTGGCAGAAAATAATCAACAATAGGTTGACTAGACTAACTATTTTATGTATAATTAATACTTTAATAGGAGATTCCAATGACTGCGGATATAATAATTGATGGTAACAGACATTTTAATAGTGATGAAAAGAACAAATTAAAACAACTAATCAACGAAGGAATGGCTGTAACATCCGAAGTAGAAACATTACAGAGTGGTCTTCGTGACACAGTTAAGGCTATAGGCGAAGAACTTAGTATTAAACCAAGTGTTATCAACAAGGCAATAAGAACGGCTTTTAAAGCAGAATACACACAACAACGTTCAGATTTTGAATTATTAGAAAGTATTTTAGAAGCCACAGGCAAAACTATTTGAAGTTAGATTGGCATAAAACAGTCGGTTTTGTTACAAATGACTGGCATAGTAATCACTTAAGATTTATTTTAGAAGTTATAAATTGGTTTGGAAATTTAGTTATGGCATTGACATTTGCTGTTACTGTTCCAGATGTACCATTACATTATCTTTATCCTGGATTTATATGTTTATTATGTATTAGTACCTATTCTGCAATATCTAGGGGTAGCTTTGGATTATTGATAACTACTATTACTATTTTACTAATAGACATAGTTGGTTATTATAGATTAATAATAATTACAGATTCGTTCACTTAAAGAACAAGAACAAGGTAGGTCAGCCATAAATGACTAGGAGAATATGAGTTATATTGATGCAATAATTGATCGACAGAATGATATTATTCGTGTAGTCGAACGTATTAATGGCGAGCGAATATTTAAAGAATATCCTGCAGAATATATATTTTATCTCGAAGACCAAGCTGGTAAGCATAAATCAATTTATGGTGACCCTGTATCAAGATTCCGCACAAACAATAGTAGAGAATTCCACAAAGAACTTAAAATACATAGTGATAGGAAAATCTTTGAATCTGATATTAATCCTGTCTTTCGATGTCTAGAAAACAATTATTTAGGTAAAGAAGCACCTACAATTAATATATGTTTCTTTGATATTGAGGTTGACTTTGATCCGGATAAGGGATATAGTAGACCCGAAGATCCATTCAATGCAATCACTGCTATTAGTTTATATTGTAATTGGTTAGATAAATTAATTACTTTAGTTATACCACCCAAAACAATGCCATGGGACCTGGCAGAAAAAATTGTGGCTGAATTTGAAAATTGTTATATGTTTGATAAAGAAGAAGATCTATTAGAAACATTTCTAGGTTTAATTGACGATGCTGACATACTTAGTGGATGGAATTCAGAAGGGTATGATATACCTTATACAGTTAATCGTATTACTAGAGTTCTAAGTAAGAACGATACTAGACGTTTTTGTTTATGGGATCGACTACCAAAGAAACGTACATTCGAACGTTTTGGTGCAGAAAACCTAACCTTTGACATAATTGGCAGAGTACATCTAGATTATATGCAATTATATCGAAAATACACATATGAAGAACGTCATAGTTATAGTCTTGATGCCATTGGTGAATATGAATTAGAAGAACGTAAAACACCATATGAAGGCACGTTAGATCAATTATATAATAAAGATTGGAAAGTATTCATAGAATATAATAGACAAGACACTATGTTATTAAAAAAACTAGATGCGAAATTAAAATTCATAGATATTGCAAATGAACTTGCTCATGCTAATACAGTATTACTACAAACAACCATGGGTGCTGTTGCTGTAACAGAACAGGCTATTATTAATGAAGCACACGAACGTGGGCTTGTGGTACCTAATCGCAAAGAAAGACTTACTGACGTAAAAACTGCGGCGGCAGGTGCTTATGTTGCATATCCTAAAAAAGGTTTACATGATTACATAGGTGCCATAGATATTAACTCACTTTATCCAAGTGCTATTCAAGCATTGAATATGGGTAATGAAGCTATTGTTGGACAACTACGTCCAACTATGACAGAAAGATATATAAATGAAAAACAAGATAGTGGT